GCGGCCAAACTCTCGGTGTAAATTCCATTGGCACTTCTTGAGGTACCTTGAGTTGATCCAGCGTACGCAGTAATTGATCCCGCTGTATAATTGCTGATCGTATATGTGATCGTCACGGTTTTGCCGACGGTTAATATATTATTTTGCACCAGCCCTGCGGCTGTTCCGGCCGTCTTTGATGCAATTCCACCCGCTATCGACCATCCTGTACCTTTTATCCAGACGGTATCGGAGTCAAACTTGCCGTTGCTTGCCAGTTCCGGGTTCGGCGTGCTATCGGAATCCACCAGCCAGGCGCCCTTTTCGGTGCCGAATAAACTCAGTCCTTTGGCGGCGAAGTAGGTGACGGCAGTCATTTTAAAATTCCGTGATTGGTGATTGGTGATTGGTGATTGATAATAGCCGTTGGCATGTTACGAATGACCAATAACGAATAACCGTTCACGGCTCTCATACCGTCACCTCCGCCAGTTCCAGCGCGTTGCGACTGTTGCGGCGTATCAACACCTTGTCGCCGGACTCGACGCGATCGGCCAGGGTATCGATAAACTTATCAAGGCCCGCGCCGCTCAGGGTGTCACCATAGATATTGATCACCGATACGTTTTGCGTGCCGCCCGCTCCCGCGACGGAATCGCCGGGCGATTGCGGCAAACCAAATACCGGGTCGGCATTAAACGTCGGCACCGCCCCGCCGCCACCGGCGCCACCACCAGCGCCACCACCGCCGCCGAATTGTGTGTTTTTGATCGCGGCCAGGTTCGCGCCCTGGGCCAGTCCTGCGGCGGCACCGAATGCCGCGCCGAGCGGCGGGCCACCAATTCGCGCACCGACTTTATAGGCGCCGGAAATGGCGGCACGCAAATCGAGCAAGCCCTGGGAAATCGAGGCGATTTTGTGGATGTTGAATGCGGCGCGATTGTGCGTGGCGGCCGACGCGAATATGCCGGCAAAAAACTGCGCGGTGGCCTGTGCGCGGTCCTTGAACGAGGCCTGATCAAAACTTTTCATTTTCACCAGGCCGCCGCTATGCAGGGCCAGCAACTCGGCCTGGTATTGCCCCTCGAGGCCGAGCATCAGTTCGTTGCGGCGCAGTGCCGCCTCGCCCTCGCCCTGGACGTTCAGGGCCACCAGCTCGGCGCGCTTCTGGTAATGGCCGGCGAGTTTTTCTTCTTTGGTTAACAGCGAGGCCTCGAAACGGGCGAACTCTTTTTCCTCGGCGCCGCTGGCGCCAGTATCCGCGGCCGGAAGGGCGGCGACCGGCTTGCCGGGTTTAAATTCAAATACTTTGCGCAGCTTTTCGTTGTTGTCGGCCAGTTCGATAATGGTTCGTCTGTCCGCGGATGCGGCATTGCGTAGATCCAGCGCGCGTTGTTGCAGGGCCCGTGCATTTTCCGCGGCAATTTCCGACACGCGGCCGAAGCTAATTTTTGCGCGGAATCGTTCAGCGATGCTGCCGGCCTCAAGAAAACTGGCCACCGTTTCGCCAACGGAAATTTGCATCTCGAGAAACGCCTCGCGGAAGGCGGGCACGACCGATGGCAATTCCACCGCCAGGGTATTCATCAGGGCGGTGACGGCAGGGCCGGTGTTGACGATGATTTGATTGGCCATACCACGCAGAGAGTCCTGCATATTGGTAAATGAGTCGTTGACGTCCTCGAATATCCTGGCCTGATCGGCGCTGAGCGCGGTGCCGAGGATGTCGGCCTGTTCGTTGACTTGCGCCAGGCCGTCACGGTTCAGCGCCAGGGTGTTGAGCAAGGCCGTGGCGCGGCCGCCGAAAATCGAGTAAGCAATGTTTACTTTCTCGGTGCTATTCTCGACACCGTCGATGGCCTCAGCCAGTGCGGCGAATTGTTGATCGGCACTGAGGTTGATCAGATCCGCGCTGGTAAAGCCGAGTTTTTCCAGCTCGGCTTTGGCCTCACCAGTGCCGTCGGCGAAGTCCGCAATGTTGCGGACCATGTTTTGCAGGCCTTTTTCCAGCGTGTTGTTTTCGACCCCGGTGAGTTTGGCCGCCCGTTGCAGGCCGGCCAGCTTTTCGGTGGCAATGTCGAACTTGGCGGCACTTTTTGCCAGGGCATCGCCGGCGGTGAGTGAGCTTTTTATCAGGATGCCAAAACCACCCACGCCCGCCACGGCCAGCGCGGCACCGCCCAAGAATTTCAGGCGCGCGGTGATTTTGCTGAACGTGGCGGCGCTTTTGTCGCGCGCGCCAATGTTAAATCTGCCGGTGGCGGCCATAATTTCCTCGAATGATGATGATTATGCGATTGATTGATATGCCTCGATCAGTTCCATCGCCTGCATGTAGGCGTTAGGCTGATCCAATAATCCCCCGGATCGCGGCATGACGCTGTTTTTGTAATGTTGAAAAAGGCGTAAATACGCCGCCGATTGTTCGGTCACCATTGGCTTGTAACAGATAGTGGAATCGAGCGAAGGGATACCGGGAACGCCCCATTGCGCGATCGGCGCCGGGTTGCTGGCATCACAATGCCGCCCCCATTTGCAGTTTTTGCAGTCGAAATCTTGCGGTTGTGCCCTTACGACGACTGCGATGATCAGTTTTTTTTGTCGTCCTCGCTGAGCGCGGACATATTGACGATCTCGCCCGCGATTTCCTGCCGGTCCGACCAGTACAGTTTGCCGTAATTGGCCGGCTTGCATTCCACCGCGCCGTCATCGTTCTCGAAATTGTCCCATGACACAATGCCAAAATTCAACGCGGCCTTTATTCCTTTCGGCGTTAGTTGAAGTCGATCGCCATTGTTGACGGCACCTTCCAACACATGATCCAGTTGCTCGCCCGTTAATGGCCGCAGCATTAACGCAAACGGCTTGTCATCTTCTCGTTGGTCCAGCGGCACATAGCGGCACGGTGCCACCCCTTTCATTGCTGTTCGCATGGTACATCCTCATGTTGTTGTGTCATTCCCGCGAACGCGGGAATCCAGTCTTTCAGGTTTCTGGATTCCGGGTCTAGCTTCGCTACGCCCGGAATGACGATTGTTGTTTTTCCTCAGTCCTGATCGCTCAGTCCTGTCATCTGGTCTTTATCAGGTAAACGTCAAACTCGCCTGGTCATCGCCGGCGGATTCGTGGGCGCCGAATGCGAGCTGAAAACGCCGCAGCTCGTCGGACCGCTCCGGTGTGATGTCGCGGGTGCTGACGTAATCCATGGCGAGCTGCCAGCGATTGCCGGCAACGCTGCCGATGACGCCGGTGGTGAGCGCCATGACCTTGCTGGTTTCCCAGTCGTCGATAAAATCGTTGGTCCCGATCAACACGTCCAACGGGTTGATCGATCCGACGATGTCAAAATCGACGATCTGGATTTCACCATAGCCGTCGGCGGCGTTGGCATCGAGCGGCAATACGATCACGTTGCCGGCGTCAAACTCGAGCGCATTGATTGCGGCGGCATAAGCGTCGAGCGTAAAGCCCGCGCTTTTGATCACTGGCGGTTCGGTGGTGTCGAGCGTTGGCGAGCCGAGCGCGGTGTCGGTGTGTGCGCCAAAGTGCCCGTCGATGGTGAACTCGATCCAGCCGGCGTCGTTGCTGTTGCCCATGAATTTGAAGGTGCCACGCATCCCGAGGAATACGTATTGTTTGCCATCTTCCTGGAAGTACATCCCCCCACTAGCGCTGGTGGTGGAACTCGGCGCATAGACCACGGAGGTGGCAACGTTGACGGTTTCCGCCCAGCGGCAACATCGCAAGGGCACGCCAAGCTCGGGCGCGACATCGATGGTACCGGACCCCTTGATCGGCATTTTAAACGTCACCTGCACCAGCTTGTCGGCGTGGATTTGTTTGTTCGGGCCGAGCGTGTTTTTGCTGGCGTCCTTTTGCTCGACCATTTTCTGGTTGGCAAATTTCCAGTCGAAATCGAACACGCGTATGGCATCGGTGGCAACCACCGGTACCGGGTCGACTCCATAGGTGCCCTCTATTTTCATAAGCACAACTTTGCGCCGCGTGAGTAGTCCCGTGGTCATGGTTGGTCACCTCCATTTTGATCGTTGGGTTGGCTGGTTGATTTTTTGCCGGCCGCCGCGCGGGCGGTTTTTTTCTGGCCGGCGGTGTTCGTTGTTTGCGCCTGGCGTTCACTGCGCGGGCTGATTTTCTGGCGCAAGGGTGCCTCCGGCGATTGCCCGGATTCTTTTTTGTCCATAGTGGTTTTCCTTTGTGTTGATTGCGCAAGGCTAAAGCCTTGCCCTACGTTCTCGTTGTTTAGGCGGTGGTGTCTGACCAGTTGCGGCGGTACTTGACCAGCCAACTGGTGCGCACGCTGGCCATGGGTTGTTCGCCCGACTTGTCGATGGTTGGCTCGTCGGTGTCGCCTTCCTGCGACCACTGCACAAAGGCCAGGCCCAGGGTATGATCGGCCATGATCGCCGCGGTGATCTCGGCGCGCATCAGATTGAGCTGGGTGTCGACCTGCACGCTCGCCTGGCGCGTTTTGACATCGATAAAAATCGTTTGCACCCAGTAGCCATCGGGAAAGTCGCTTTCGTCCTCGATCAGCGCCTCCGGACCCATGTAAACATTGAGCGCGTCGGTGGTTTCCAACGGCCAGGGCGTGTCGCGCCCGCGGGCAACGTTGGCCCCAGACGTGGTCAGGCCGGTGACTGCGGTCACAAAGGCGGCGATGACTTGTTCGGCGCGGTGGAGGGCCATTTATAAAAGCCCTCCTTTCGGGTTATAGCCTTTCGCTGTGAGCGCGGCCTCCAGGTCAGCGGAAAATTCAGGGTCGATGTCACGGCGGCGTTGTGCATATGCCCACAACAAATCCTGCGCCATAGGGTCCCTGGTGCTCAATGGCACCTTGCCGCGCGGGCATGTTGGATACTTGTCACTTTGAAATTCGCCTTTGATTAAGTGCGCACTCATTAATTAACCGGCTCCCAGCCTTCCAGTGTCCCGAACACATGCCAGCCACACCCCGGCTCGTGATAAAGCGATGGGTTCACATTACCGTCGGCATCGATGTCATGATCTAGTGCCAACAATTCACCACACTGGCAGCGTATCCAGACATCGCCCAGGTTATCGATCACCCATGCCGGCGATGGTGCGACGTTAGACTTGCGCTGATCGTCACGCGGGATATTTATTCGGTTCATTTTCCTCAGTCCTGTGCCCTGTTACCTCAGTCTTGCGCGTTGCAATGCAAACCGCAGCTCATGTTCCATGTTCTTTTTCCATACCCGGCGCGCCTGCTTGGCGGCCTTGGCGCGAGTGGTTTCTAAAAATACATGCGGTATGCTTGGGCCGAATTTTTCATAGATGGGCAGGCGCTTTTTGCTCTGGCGGGTAAATACACCGACATGACCGCTCGGCATCCGCGCAATAAATGCGCCGGGTATTTTCTTGCGTCCGCCCTTGCCTTTGTAAGTGACGCCGCCGCGCTTGAGCTGCTTGAGCTGCTTGGCGTTGAACCGGGTCAGCGGCACCCGCTTGCCGGTGGCGATGATCCGCGCCACCCGATGTCGCCGCGTGGCTTTTAATAGTTTGAACTTGGCGCGCACGTCTTTTTGCGGCAAGCGGATATCCTTCGCCGTTTCCTTCACCGCCACGGTGTGCGCCTGCTTGGCGGTTTTGTTGATCGCCCGCGTTGTCGCCAGCGGCAACTGTTTGCGCTCCATTGCGTTGAGCGCGCGTTCGACTTCGCGATAGTCGAACGTGATGTCGAGGTCGATCATTTCAAAAACAGGTGATAGGTCACAGGTAACAGGACTGAGTTTTGTTTTTCGCTCAGTCCTGTTACCTCAGTCTTTGTTTTCATTGCTTGTGCAATTTCAGCACGGTCTGGCCGTAGCCGTCCGGCTCGATGCCGACGATGGTGTAAACGACGCCATCGATCACCCGCGTCACCGTGCTGGTGCCTTGTGTCAGGCTGGGCAGTTGCGCGCTTTCGCACTGAAATACCGGGCGGCTCGATGCCATGTCCTCGCCATAGTATTCGTCGTCAAAGCCACCGTAGATTTTCACGCCATCCACGCGCACTTCGAACACACCGGGGTCGTCGGGGCCATAAAAGGCGCCGTGATTTTCAGCAAATACCATGGTCAAAACTCATAATTGAATGTTTCCAAATCCTGCCGGTATAAATCCTCGGCGATCTCGCGCGCGTCGTGATGGTAATAGCTGCGATACTCTTTCTCGCGAGCGCTTTCATTCAGGCGCGGACAATCGAACGGCCAGGCAGGCCCGCCCCAGCCCTCGAAGTGATACACCTGGTCGACCATCAGCTCGCCCTCGACGCAGACAAAATCGACCATCGGGGCACACACATGGATGGCAAACGCGGTGCCGGCATAGAGTATCGGCACGGCCCCGCCGGGCTGGCGCCGGTCACGCTCGAGCCAGGCGGTGAAATCGGCGGCCGTCAGCCGCCGGTTTTCACGCTTTAACCGTTCGCGGTGTTCAAATCCGCACAACGACACCAGGCGATCGAACGGGTTGCGCACGATGGTGAAGGTGTCGCGATCCACCCAGTCGGTGCCGTCAACAATGTGCGCGGCGATCGGTTTGTGCTGCTGGTAACTACTCCACCCATAGTGCGCACGCAGGGCGGTACCGCCGGTGCGCGGTATGTGGATGAACAAGCGGTTATTTATGACTCTTTGGCGGCCGCTTTTTTAGATGCAACGCGCTCAACCTTGCCGATGCGTAATAACAGGCCAGCATCTTCGACGCTGATATCTTTGCCAGCGGTATATTTTTTACCGCGGACAATCGGCTCACCACTGGCGCGGGTGTTACTGACGGCGATCAGTTCGACGCCCTGAATTCCGTTGTTGTCTGACTTTTTCATCTGTTCACCTCTGTAATAAAAAAATGGAATAAAAATAAAAAAAATAAAAGCCGGGCGGTCTGGTCGTCTGACCAGCCGCCCGGTAGTCGGTGCTGCTTTGTTGTTGTCGTGCTTGCTGCTACGGGGTCAGTGCATCCTGCATGGCGCTGAATGACTCAGGATGGCGCACGGTGATGTCGACCATGATGTGGCTGGTGACTTCGATCAGGCCTTGTTTCTTCTTGGCATATGGATCAACGGTCAGCTCGATCGCGCCCCATTCACCGATCAACAGGTCGGCCCAGTTGCCGAAAATGATCGCGGAACAGGTGGTCGCCGTGCCCTTGGTCAAATTGCTCGGCACCTGGTTGGATACGCCGGCATTGTAACCGTTGAGCGGCGAGCCGGGTGATCGTACATCCCACACCCGTTCGGCGTTCGAGCCGGAATCGACAAAGGTCTTTTTCAGCTGGCCGCGCACTTTGGCGTTGGTCAGATAGGCCAGGGTGCCCATGTCGGCGTTGGCCACCGAAACGTCGCTTTCCAGGTCCACAATATGGGCCCAGGTCGGCGCCAGACCGTTGACGCCGCCGGCGACATCACCGATGCCGGTGGTGTTCAATATACCGAGCGGTTGGTTCGACGCACCGGAGCCATTGATCGCCGCCACATCCAGCCCCAGGGCATTGATCTGGATCAGGTCGTTGCGCACAAAGTTTTCAATGTCGAGCGAGCTTTGTGCTAACAACTGACGTGAAAACTGCGTGGTGGATTGCGCGGTTTTCGGCGTCAATGACGGCTGGTCATAGGTCGCGTTGGATTCGCCAACGTCCGAACCCGGATTTTCACCGGTCCAGGTCAATGTGCCGGTACCGTCCTGCCGCGGGAAGGCGACATCACCCTGCAAGCCGGTGAGCACTTGCGCCCCGAGCTGTTTGACCAGCATACGATTGCGCAGTATCTCGATCAACGGCATTAGCACCGTGGCAACGGTAAAACCACCGGTGGTGGTCGTGCCGGCCACCAGCGGTGCACGTTGGCCCTGGTCAGGCAGCCCCATGGCGCGGGCCATGGCGGCGGACACCGGCGTGTGCAGCGCGGTCGGGATGAATATGCCGTCCGTGTCGCGGCCGAGTTCCTTACCGATTGCGCGGGAAATTTCCAGCTCGCGGCCCGCTTTTTGCCAGTTGTTTGTCACGGCGCCGTTGAGCGCGCGCACCAGTGAAAAGTTGCGGTGATCTTCGTCGCTGAGCTCGGTCTCGAGCTTGTTGGCCACGGGCGTGACTTCCTTGCCCTTGCGCTCAAGTACCGCAGCATTGAAAGCCGCCACGTCCTCACCATTATCGACAAACTGGCGGGCCAGTTCGTCCTGGCCATGCGTGGCACCGATGGTGAGGATTTGTTTGACCCGTTCCTGCTCGGTCTTGCGGGCCCTGGTTTCGATCTCGCGCACGTCAACCGGCTCGGGTGTCGGTTTTGCCGGCGCCGGTTTGGCGAGATCCAGGCGGCGCTCGCCCTCGATTCTGTTGCCGTCCTTATCGACGGGGTAACCCTCTTTGTCATAAAGCATTTTTCTTTCCTCTTGTTTGGGTAAGGTGAGTTCAAATTCGTGTTCAGTGTCATCGTCCGTGCTGCGCCCGACACCGACGGTGGCGTCGGCCGGGATAGGCACCAGGCTGATTTCCATCGGTTCCCAATCGGTGATCCGGTACACGTCATCCTGGTCGTCGCCTGCTTCCTCAAGCACGGCCTTGTGGATGCGGTACATAACGGACACCTTTCGCAATATCCCATCTATTACATCTCTAAAAACAGATTCCGCGCGGTCACTTTTCCCAAAGCGCACGATTGACTGGCCCCGCCGGTCTTTGATGTTCGCGGATTCTATAACGCCCACATGATCGCGGGTGTCGTGGTTTACCAGGACCGGCCCGCCGTCCGTAAGGCGGCCCAGCCTCACAGAACCCGGCGAATGATCGAGGATTTCTTTACCGAAAAACCGCTCGACCGGCTCTTCGCTCGAAAATGATAACTCAACGGTGCGCGCCTCTTCGTCGATGGCGTCACGCTTAAAACTCAGGCTGCGATAGAGCGACTTGGTCTTAATCGTTTTTGTCGTCGTTTTCCTTTTCATCGTCATCATCCTCGGTTGTGTTTTCAGGTGGTGCCGGCGCGGCGGACGCTTTCGGTCCCAGTGTCAGGCCGGCGGCGGTGGTTTGTTCCTGCCATTCTTTCCAGTCCTCGAGCACGGTTTTCGGATCACCGCCACGCTCGCGGATCACTTGCTGCGGGCTGCGTGTTTTCCAATTAAATTCTTTTTCATTGGCCGCGCTTTCCTTGACCGGGTCCACCGGCGCCCAGCGCCGCGGTTGCCACTCGATGGCCTGGTATTTTTTCTCGCGGTCGGCGCGCAGTGGCCGACCGGCCACGGTGAGCTCGCCGGTCAGCAAGGCCGTCGACAACCACTCGCGATACATGGGCTCGCAAAACACCTCGACCATCCAGTCCTGTAATGACATCCAGACATCGCGGTCATTGAGCGCGAAGTGGCGCAGGCTGGTATAGTTCACGCCCTCCGGGTCGTTGGCCAGGGTGTTATAACCCACGCCCAGGCCGCTGGCAGCGCCCCGCAGCATGGCTTTGACGAAATCACCAAAACCGGCATTGGGGTGCTGCGGGTCCCAGGTCTTGACGGTGTAGCCGCGCGGCAATCGCTCAAACGTGCCAGCCTCGGCGTCGGTGATGAAATTACCGTCGGCGTCTTTTTCACCGCTGCCGATGATTGCGGAATCGCCGGGCAGCGGTGGCGTTTCGTCGTCTTTCTCTTCAAAGAATCCCATTTTCGCCGCCGCCACTCGCGCGGCGACCAGCTCGGCCTCTTCGTATCCACTGAGCATGTTGAATCGAAACAGGGCGGTGACGGCGCCGGGAATGCCGCGGGTTTGCCATACCCACTCGGGCAAAAAGGCGTGGATGATCTCGCTGGCCTCGATGCGCTGGTAGCTTTTGCCCTGGCCATAATAGTCGTGCGCGTTCGGCTTGCTGGTCAATAAATGATACGCCACCGGGCGCCGCCACTCATTGAGCTCGACGCCCATTTTGATCACGTTGCCGCCCGGCAATTGTTTGTTGAGCTCGGTGTCGAGCACCTGGTTGTCGAGAAATTCAAAGGCAAACCGGTGCGGGTTTTCCTTCCATCCGTGCAGCTTGCGGATCAATACTTCGCCATCGCGGAATAATGTCTCGACAAACAACCGCTGCGACGAGCGCCAGGACATCATGCCGGTAACTTCCGGGCTGCCCTGGCGGCCCCATTCGCGCCAGCCGGCCTCGATGGCCTCGTTGGCCAGGGTGTCGGCGGTGCCGCTCGGGTCCTTGATGCGTCCTTGCAAGGTGATGCCGGTGTGCCCGACGATGTTGGTTTTGGCCAGGCGTAAAAAGTTTTTCATGTGGTCGTTGTTTTGCGCTTCGTGACGAGAGCGCGCGACCAGTTTTTTTATTCCGGTTCGGATGTCGACGTTGATCGGCTGCGGCGTGACGGACCAGCTCGACATCAGGTTGCCGGTGCCGGCGGCATCGAATCCGCGACCGGATGTTTGCGAACGGGCATCGGTTGGCCAGTGACCGTTCACCATGTACCAGGCGACGTTGACGGCGCGCTGGGTAATTCGTTTGATTGCCCCCATTAAAATCGTGTCCTGATAATGCGGCCGGATTCGAGGCCATTGGCCACCCGCATGGCTTCAATTTCCTGCCGGTATAGCGTTTTGTAATGACTGTGCCACTTGATCAGGTCCTCGGGCGTCATGGCCTGCAAGCTGCGCCCGGCGATGCTGTAGCTGAGCTGGTCTTTTGATGCCTTGCCCTTGATGGTGGCCTCGAGCGCATCCAGCGTTTGTTTGATGATGCTGCGATCATCGAGCCCGTCGGTTTGCGTGGCATAGTCCGGCAACAGTTTGATCACCCCAAACCCGGCCAGGAATCGGTCGGTCGCTTTGGTGACATAGGCCTGCCACTTGTATTCGCCCGCCGGCCAGTCCGCCGTCGTTGCCGCGGCGACATTCACCAGGTAAGTGCCGTCACCGTTGTCGCTACTGGTCAGGGCGATGTGTTTCTGGTTCATCACCAACGCATAGGTCAGCGCCCAGCCGTCGGCCGGCAAGTGACCGGCCACGGCTTTGGTAAACTTGAGCGTATCACCCACCGTGAACTCGGCCGGCTCAACCGTCGGGATATTGGTGTCGTGCATGGGGTGCCTTTTTAATCTTTGACGGTTGAGTCGGCGATGATCACCGTAATATATACCGCCGCATCACCGGCCGGCGTTGAGTTTTTGCCGCAGCTCACCAGGATCGAATAGGTGCCGAGCACGGTGCCGGTGGCCCGCAGTTGCACCGCCTGGTCGATCGCCACCGTTTTTTTGTTGATGGTCAGTTGCGCGGTATTGCGCGCCACTTGGTCGATGGTCAGGTTGCTGGTGACCTGTTCCACGGCGGTCGGTGCGCCGGTCAGCAACACGCCCGACTCGAGCTGGCCCACCAACGACACCGAGATGTTTTTCAGCTTTCCCGGCGGTATGGTGTAGGTCTGCGGCGCTTTATGTGTCATGTTTGGTGTTGCCTTTAACTGTCGGTCGGCGCGGTGTATTCCATCAGGTTGTCGGGCGCGGTGTATTCCATCAGGTTGTCGGGCGCGGTGTATTCCAGTCCCACCGGCCGCAATATTCCGGCCACCGTGATCGTCTGCGCCAGATCGGTTTCGGTAACCTGGGTCA